GACTACCAGCCTGAGAAGGGTGGGCGTAAGGCCAAGGGTGTTGACTATGACACTACGGATGTTATTCCTGTGTCTGACCCCAATGCGTCAACGATGGCGCAGAAGGTTGTTCAGTATCAAGCCGTGATGCAGTTGGCACAAAGCGCACCTCAGTTGTATAACTTGCCCTTATTACACCGTCAGATGATTGAGGTGTTGGGCGTTAAGAACGCCGATAAGCTCGTGCCGGTTGAGGACGATCAGACTCCGACCGATCCAGTGCAAGAGAACCAGAACATCTTGACTGGCAAACCTGTCAAGGCGTTTATCGAGCAAGACCATCAGGCGCATATTCAAGTCCACATGTCAGCGATGCAAGACCCGAAGATTATGCAGATCGTGGGTCAGAGTCCGATGGCGCAGCAGATGCAGGCATCCATGATGGCGCACATCAACGAGCACGTTGCGTTCGAGTATCGCAAACAGATCGAAGAGCAGCTTGGCCTGCCCATGCCGTCTGAGGATCAGAACAAAAACATGACCCCAGAAGTTGCAGCACAAGTGGCTCAGCTTGCAGCACAGGCGTCCGCTCGACTTCTCCAACGCGATCAAGCAGAAGCACAGCAGCAACAAGCTCAACAGCAGATGCAAGACCCAGTACTTCAGATGCAGATGCAAGAGTTGCAACTCAAGATGAAGAAGATGGAGCTCGAAGAGAAGAAACTTGCTACTGACGCCGCTGCTAAAGCCGACCAACTTATCATCGAGAAGCAACGTTTGCAGGTACAAGAACGCATTGCTGCGATGCAGGTTGGGGCTAAAGCCGCTACTGACCGAGCTAATTTGAAGTCTAAAGATCAGCTTGAGGGCTTAAAGATGGGGGCCCAGATTGCTAGAGAGCGCGTTCAAATGTCTCAGCCCCGTCAACAACCAAAGAAATAAATGGACGACAAAGTAATCCAATACCTGCTGACGGAGTTTGACAAGCTCCGTCAAGAGCAGAGCAGTTTTTTAAGCACCGGTAGAGCAGCAGACTATGCTGAGTATCGGTATCTCTGTGGCGTAATCCGAGGTCTTACGCATGCGGAATCTATTGTCAAAGACCTTGTGCAAAGAATGGAGCGTTCTAATGACGACGACTGAGTTCGACGCTGCAGCTATTGATTTGTCGAAGGTACTAAATACCTCCGCCGAAGAGAAAGCTAAGCAGTTGCCCGACCCTAAAACTTACCACCTTCTGTGCGTTGTACCAGAAGCAATGGAGCAGTTTGCGGAGAGCGAAAGTGGCATTATTAAAGCTGGTTCCACACTGCACTACGAAGAGGTACTGACCCCCGTATTGTTTGTTGTGAAGGTTGGCCCTGATGCTTACAAAGACACAACTCGGTTCCCTAGTGGACCGTCATGCAAAGTGGGCGACTTTATTGTTGTCCGACCCAATTCAGGCACCCGCCTGAAGATTCACGGTCGTGAATTTCGAATCCTTAACGACGATTCGGTTGAAGCGGTTGTGGAAGACCCCCGTGGCATCACACGTGCGTAAGGAGTAATTTATGGCACAGAAAGATTTTGAGGGCGAAGAGTACAAATTCCCTGATGAGGCAGACAATCCCGAAGCTGAAGATCAAACTTCAGAAGAGGAGGAGTTTTCTTTTGAGGTTGAAGATGACACTCCTGAAGAAGATCGGGGACGCCAACCCGCAGAACCTCCCGAAGAAGTTACTGAAGAAGAATTAGCTTCTTACGACGAGAAGGTACAGAAACGAATTAAAAAGTTCACTCGTGGCTACCACGACGAGCGTAGAGCCAAAGAAGCGGCCCTGCGAGAGCGTCAAGCCGCAGAAGAGTACGCTCGGCAACTGTTTGAGGAGAACAGAAAGCTCCAAGAAACACTAGCCTCAGGCAGTAAAGAGTACATCGATCAGGCAAAACATGTCGCTGAAACCGAGCTAGAGGCCGCAAAACGGGCTTATCGGGCAGCTTATGACGAGGGAGATACTGATGCAATCATAGCGGCACAAGAGCAAATTGCCCGTGCTACGTTAAAAATTGATAAGGCAGCAGCATTAAAACCTTTACAAATTCAAGAAAAAGAGTTACAAATACGTCCACAGCCGCAAACTGTTGACCAACGCGCTGAAGATTGGCGTAGTCAAAATGGTTGGTTTGGTAAAAATCGCCGCATGACTGCGTTCGCCTTAGGGTTGCATGCAGAGTTGGTCGAAGAGCGTGGCATTGATCCTTCCTCGGATCGTTACTATCAAGAAATTGATAAGACGATGCGTAGGACTTTCCCCGATCATTTCGGGAGCCATGAGGAAAGTGATGCTCCTCAACGTAAAGCATCCGAACCGGCTGACGAAGAGGAATCTCCGCGCCGTGCATCAAAACCCGCTCCGGTTGTAGCCCCGGCTACCCGAAGCACACCGCCTAATAAGGTAAGGTTAAAGGCATCAGAGGTCGCTATTGCTAAGCGACTTGGGGTTCCTCTAGAACTTTACGCTAAACAGGTTGCAAACTTAAAGAATGGAGCTTAAAAATGGCTGAGCAAAACCGACTCGCACGTGAACTAGATTCTCGTAAAGTAGCCGTCCGCCCTGAGGCGTGGCGTCCACCTGAGACTTTGCCCACGCCAGACGATCGACCGGGCTGGAAGCACCGCTGGGTGCGTGTCAGCATGATGGGTCAACCCGACCCACAGAACGTCTCTGCAAAGTTCCGTGAAGGGTATGAAGCGTGTAAAACCGACGACTACCCTGAAATGATGCACCTCGCTTCTCAAGACACCCGCTTTAAAGGGAATATTGAGATCGGTGGTCTGTTGCTCTGTCGTATCCCGGAGGAGTTCCTCCAGCAACGTGCTGCTTATTATGAGAGGCAGAACCAAGCGCAAGTGGATTCGGTGGACAACAATTTTCTTCGTGAAAACGACCCTCGCATGCCCTTGTTTGCGGACAAGAAATCGAAGGTCACTTTTGGTTCTGGTACTTAACTTTTTGGAGAGTCCTAAATGGCTTCTACTGCTACACCATACGGGCTAAAACCCGTAAAACGTGTTGACGGTATGCCCTATGCGGGCGCTGTCAGCGAATATCTAATTGACCCTGCTGGTGTTGCCAACAACATCTTCAACGGCTCGATTGTGCAATTGACTACTGCTGGCTACGTTGAACTAGCTGATGGTACAGGTGCAGACATTACTACCAATAACTTTGGTGGTAGTGGCATCGGTGCTCTTGGCGTGTTTGTAGGCTGTGAGTATGTGAACGCACAGGGTCAGGTCATCCATTCTCAATATTATCCCAGCGGCACCACCGGTGTTGTTAAGGCTTATGTTGTAGATGACCCGATGGTGATGTTCCAAGCTCAGCTTGACGGTTCTGGCGCACAGGCGGTTCTTGGTTCTATTACCAAGCTCCCCGCTGCTCAGAACGCTACCACTTCAGGTAGCACCGCTACTGGCAATTCTAATGTGGCGCTTGATGCGACTGTGCAAACTACCGTCGGCGGCTTGCTGATTGTTGGTTTTGCGTCTACCCCCGGTGATGCTTACACTGACGTATACGTTAAGTTTACGATTGGTGGGCACCACATGACTAACAACGCTGGCGTCTAAGGAGTAACTTAAAATGGCTATTTCACGCAGTCAACTACTGAAAGAGCTGCTCCCGGGCTTGAACGCATTGTTTGGTCTGGAGTACGCTAAATATGGCGAAGAGCACAAAGAGATTTACGAAAGTGAAACCTCTGAGCGCTCATTTGAAGAGGAAACCAAGCTGTCTGGCTTCGGTGCCGCCCCGGTGAAAGCCGAAGGCGCTGCCATTGCTTATGACAATGCACAAGAGGCTTGGACGACCCGCTACAACCACGAAACCATTGCTATGGGTTTCTCAATCACTGAAGAAGCGGTTGAAGATAACCTGTACGACAGCTTGTCTGCTCGTTACACCAAGGCTTTGGCTCGTGCTATGGCTTACACCAAACAGGTGAAAGCTGCTGCGGTATTGAACAACGGCTTCAGCGCTTCCTACAAAGGTGGCGACAATGTGGCTCTGTTCTCTACGTCTCACCCCTTGGTTGGTGGCGGCACCAACAGCAACACTCCCGCTGCTCAAGTCGATTTGAACGAGACCTCTTTGGAGGCCGCGATTATTCAGATTGCCGCTTGGACAGACGAGCGTGGCTTGCTGATTGCTGCTAAACCTCGTAAGCTGGTTGTTCCCCCAGCGCTGATGTTCGTTGCCAAGCGTATTCTTGACACCGACCTCCGCGTGGCTACTGCCGACAACGACCTGAACGCCATCAAGGCTATGGGCGCTGTTCCTGAGGGCTACACCGTTAACCACTTCTTGACCGACCCGAACGCTTGGTTCATCAAGACCGACGTGCCCAACGGCATGAAGCACTTCACACGTGCTGCCATGACCACCGGCATGGACGGTGACTTTGATAC